ATCAATTGCAGCATTACTTTGGAGCATTAGGTCATTCTCAAAGCAAACTGGTATAGCATTGGTCGCTACTGTTCTTGGAGGCATGGTAGCTATAATAGTAGTTGTAGGAATATTAATACGCACCTTAATGGAATCAATAATGCAGCTGAGCGACGTTAGTATATCATTTGGCACTAGAAAATTATACAATTATCTAGCAACTGTAACATATATTTTAATAGGCGTATTAGGTCTTATTTCCGCACTTATAGCGTGGATGACAAAAAATAGTGTGACCGCTGTAGTTGGCGTTGGCGTATATCTTGTAGGTATTACAGCAGCGATAGTAGCCATTGGAAGTTCAATGTCAAAAATAGTAGAAGCTATATGCAGTATACCTAGTGGTAAAACATTAAAGGAGTTAGATGCTGTTAGTGAATTCTTAAAGCAATTGACTTGGACAATTGGAATACTTTCGGTCATTGGTGGTATTATTGGTGGTTTTGCAAGTAGTCCAAATTTTAAACTTGTTATATTAGGCGTTATAGCTTTACTTGCAGCATTAATATTCACCATAAAGATAGTAGCCGATACAATAAGGGATGGCTATAATAATACAAGCTTAATAGTTCAATCTTTCAGTGATATGAAAGGTGCACTAGACAACTTAAAGACACCTATCGAGAAAATTTCTGAAGCACTGCAGATAATGGTTGACAAATTTAGTAAGATACCAGATGCTGTACATGAAGCTAATAGTGCGTTAGACAATTTCGATGCCGATAAGCAGGAAACACTCAATAAGTTCTATGGCGAGCAGTATGGTAAGTTTAATAGCATTAAGTTAAATGATGTAGATCAAAATGACATCAATTCTTCTAAGAAACCACCATTGAAGCCTGGTCCTAAGAAATCTCAGGTTAGGTTAAGTGGTGCAAGCGGTAACGGTATATTCAATAATGCGCCATCATTCATTCAGGGTGCTTCAGTAATAAATGGTAATATTATTGCTTTAACCAATGCTTTAGATAGTAACACGGAAGAAAATAAAGAAAATAATGAAAACTTAAAGAAACAAAAAGAATATTTAGATAAACAATTTGCTAATGGTGTTCCGGCTCAGAATAATGAGATACCAGAATTTAAAGGCGGCCGAAAAGGTCTTGGTACAATCATTAAAGAAGATTATAAAAAATATCAAGATCAAAAGATACAAAACTATGTAGGTACAGCGTTCGATGCAGTTGGCGATAAGCTTAGTAATAATCCAACATTTCAAAGCATACTAGAATCAGTCAATGGCATATCTGATTTCTTTGGAGCCGATGGTGCGTTTAAATCTATAAAGGATGTGTTCTTTGATGAGAACGGTAAGTTCAAGTCATTGAGTCAAATCACTGAAGCAATAATAAGCGCCATTGGTGGTACTGAAAAAGCTGGAGATATTCAGAATACCATTTTAGGTGTAATAAATAATGTTACTGGTGGTACGTTTAAAACGGCCAGAGACGAAGCAGCTGATAAGTGGAATGCTAATAAAAACAATCCTTATAAAGTACAGAAGAGAAGTGATGGACGTTATGAGTTTGTAGATGAGCAATACAGAAAAGACCTTTCATTAAATAGCAGATTAAATGCAGCTGTTAACTCAAAGGAAAATAGCGTTGACTTTGCTAGTGATGTTCAAACCGCTATTGATAACGGCTTAACCAATGCTCTAACTACATTTACAGAAAGTGACGATTGGAAAACAGTTAAAGATGCGCTTCTAGGTGCAACCACCACGGAAGACGACGATGACAAAAATAAGAATTCCCAGAAGAGTGAAACTAAGTATCTTGTAGGAATGCAAAAAATTGCAAAGAAGTTGGCATCACAGACAGGTATGTCATATAATAAAGCCGCTAAGAATGTAACAGAATTTGCACAGGCTCTGGCTCTTGCTGATTTACAGGCTTCGAATAGTTATGAAAAATATGAGAAGAATGAAGATGCAGTAAAAGCTATGGCCGAACAGTATAAGGAATCATTTAACGAACTTTATACTACAGTAGTTGATAATATTAAATCATCTTATTCAAGCAATCCGTTTGATAAATTCGTAACAAAAGCTCCTATGTCAAAAGGAAGTATGTTAAGGAATTTACGTAAGAGAGCTGAGAAGATTAAAGAATACGTACAGTGGATGAACGAACTTGCAAGTCAAGGTAAGGTAAGTCCAGCAACATACAACTGGTTATTACAACAGGATCCAGAAACAGCTTATGGATATTTAAAGAATTTACGTAAAATGAATACTGAAGAGTTAAAGGAAATTAATGGATATTTCTCAGATATTACGACTTTAACAGCAGATCAATCAGACTCATTAATGGCATCATTTACTCAATCTGGTAAGTATACAGCAGAAGGTTTTGCTAATGGTTTATATTCTGTAGACGTAGTAGAACCTGTTAAGCAAATAGCCAAAGATGCTCTTAAAGCACTTAACGATGAACTTGATATTCATTCACCTTCTAGAAAATCTTATGAGAGTGGTGCATACTTTGATGAGGGTCTTAAGAATGGTGTTAATGACGGAATTCCTGATATTCAGACAGCTGTATTAGGTTTGGCAACAAAACTTATGGAAGCTTTAGACAATGGTATGTCATATGAGGATTTATATTCTAAAGGTAAATCATCAGCGGAAGGTTTTAAACAAGGTATAGCCGATGTATTAGTTAATGATATAGAGACTGGAGGAATAGAACCTATCTTTACAAATAATACAAATTATACATACCAGATGAATCTTAATTCGGATTTTGTTAATAATATATCAGCTAGTATGGAAACAATGATTAATAACCAGAACACCATTATTAATAAGATGGAGTCTATACAGACATCTATCGATAAGTTAGGTACTATGACATTTAATGCTTATATGGATCCATCAAAGGCAGCAAGTGAATTAGGACCTCATATTAATATATGGATGGGAAGGCAAGCATTAAGAACAAGGAGAGGTAATTAATGGCAAGTGTTTATTATGAAGGAGAGCACTCGCTAAATTTTATACCAGAAGGAGAATCGGGCGATTGGAAAAATTCATGGGAAGAATGGGGATTAGCTCCAACTTCCCGCCCGGTTATTTCCTTACCTGAACCCGCAACAAATTATGTAGAAATTCCAGGAACATCTGGGTCACATGATTTGACAGATCAGTTCGGGTATCCTGCATATGGAATGAGACAGGGATCCATCGAATTTATGGTGGTCCCTGAATTTTCCAGTGTACAATCCAAAAATTCAAAATGGAATTACAGGTATGCAAATTTAGCAAATTTCTTTCACGGTAGAAAGATATGGATGTATTTAGATGATGACCCAAATTACTACTATAGTGGACGTTGGAGCGTTTCATGGTCTTCGCCTAGTGGTAAGGGAGAACTATCGAGAGTCATACTAAATTATACACTAGATCCTTGGAAATATGTAAAAGAAGGATGGAGAGGTATTTATATTTCTTCGTCTAATCTTACTTCTGGCATAGGAGATTATTATAAGTATACTAGAGGATCAAATGGTGAATTTATTAGAGGCAATAGAATAAGCACGAGTAAAACATTAAAAGAAGCAATGGCCGATAGTTCGGCATATATAACACAGAGCCCATATTTTAGAACAACTAACATAACCGGTGGAGATGTATCTGTATTTTATACCAATTCTGATTTTACAGGAGAATTGAATATAGTAAACAATATAAGTACCAATACAACCACAAGGTTTCCATCTGTAATTATAAGACAAGCGGATGATGGATGGGATATCGATTTTACAGGAACAGCAAATTTAGAAATTATATTTAGATTAGGAAGGTTATAGTATGTATGAAATTATGTGGACAGACGATATAGCCTCAGTACCCAAAATTGAAACATATGAGGCAGTATTCTATTTATTTAATACAGAAATTAGAAGTAAGTATGTAGATTTTATGCCAGGCTCAACTGCATTGGATACTATTGAATTATATTTGATATATGCAAATAGAGGTGGCGTTGTTCCTATGGCTAGTCTTACGGTAAGTTATACAGATTGTCCAGTAGAACCAGAAGTTGAAGTAGTTTCTGATCCACAGTATGAAGGTGCTGGAAAGGTTACTTTTAATCCTACCAATTTCGTTACTGTAGATAGGAACAAGTGGTATACATTTAAGTTCGAAGGAAGAGATATAGATGGTAATAAAATAGTAGCAAAGTATAAGATGCGATATAGGCAAACTATTGAACTAAAATTATTTACGCCAGAAGATTCTACATTAAGAAATGATTATACTGTAAGATTATATGATCAAACATTTATAAATAAGGATACTGGCACTTTTTATAATAAAAAGAATAATAGAAAAGCTACTGTATTCTATACTGATGAAAATCATTTAGTGGATGAATTCACTTCGTTTTCTTGGTCGTGTAATATTGATGTACCTGATACGGAGCATAGTTTAACCAAGGCCATTTATGATGAATCCTATGCCGTTATACATGATGAAACAAACTTCAATGAACCGTCCGTAAGACCACAGGATGATACAGCGGTTTTGACAATTAATGCTACTGATACTAATGGATTAATATATAGAGGTATTATTAATGTACACTATGACTATGACGTCGGAGTTGAAAATACAACAATCGATCTTTCAGGAGCTATAAGAACGCATTATAGAAATTTTAGAAATAGCTCATACTATTATAATAAACTTAGACAAGAAGACGTTACAAATTATTATATTGTAACAGGAACAGATGTCTATAATAATCCACACAGAATGTTCTTTGCAGTTGGTCAATGTATAGAACCAACTTGGCCTCAGGACAGATGGAATAAAGGTAAAATTAATTCATTATCGTTTGATATGGTCAACATAACATTAACCGCAGACTATGATGAAAATTCAAGTGGCCCGTCAGGAATATTTTATTTATTATGGGATTTCACAAATAACAAGTGGCTTCCTGATATTGAAACAGCTGCTGCAAATAATAATGCAAACTGTGTGGAACAAATATATGGCGATAAAACGCATAGCATAGCATCTAGTAGCGGTGAATACGATTGGAATCACTTTAAAACAATAGGCGAAGTTATATCAATACCGGCTAAATATATTAACTAAAGGAGGAAATTCAAAATGGAAGAAATAAATATAGGTAATCCGGAGCAGCTATCAAACTCCGAGAGAATGCTTTATAATATAGCCAATAATAGTTCTATAAAAACCGATCCACCAAATTCAAGAGTTGAAAAATTACTCGAGCAGATAATGGAGAATAGCGGTTCGGCAGCCCTTCAATTTATAGGAGTAACGACTACCGAAATCGAAGATGAATCAACAACTTCTCCAGTAGTTATAAATGGCGAGGAAGTAACACCTGATAATGGTGATATCGTATTTTATAACAAAGGTGAATATGTTTGGGATGGATCGAAATGGAGACTCCTTGGCGATAATATTACATATGCGTACTATACAGAAAATACCACAGCGCAAACAGCTAGTTTTTCTGGACAGAAGCATTTCGAGATAAACGGTGATACTCAGTATCCTAATAGATTCTCTAACAATTATAATGCTGCGATCGGCCAGTCTAATATTGTTAGTGGAAAAGGTGCTTTTGCGGTTGGATCTGGCAACACTGCATCTGGTGAGTATTCAATGGCACAAGGAATAAATTCATCTTCAATTGGCGCTCAATCTCATGCAGAAGGAAATACCGTTAGAGCACAGGGCGAAACATCTCACGCCGAAGGACGTAATACGAACGCCGTTGGTAAATGTTCACATGTTGAAGGACAATCAACAGTTGCACCAGGTGATGCATCACATGCCGAAGGATATAGCTGCTATAGTATCGGTATTGATTCACATGCCGAAGGAGACTCGTGCTATAGCCCAGGCACCGCTGCTCATGCAGAGGGTAGCGGGAGATATGCTACTGGTCATGCATCTCATGCAGAGGGCGTTGGAAATGGTTCCGTCGAAGCAAAAGGGGAAGCCGCACATGCAGAGGGTTATTACACTAAAACAGATGGAAGCGCAGCGCATGCCGAGGGATATCAAACGTCGGCGATGGCACAGGCAGCTCATGCCGAGGGATATTCGACAACTGCATCCGGTTCGTATTCTCATGCCGAGGGATATTCAACAACTGCATCTGGATATGCTTCACATACCGAAGGACAGCAGACGACCGTATCTGGTTCGTATTCGCATGCCGAGGGGTATAATAACACAATTGATACTGGGACTGATTATTCCCACGCTGAGGGATCTAATAATACTATAAATTCATACGCAGATAATTCACATGTCGAAGGATTAGGAAATGTTGTTAATGGTTCATGTTCTCATGTTGGCGGAGAGTATAATATTGCCGGATCTAATTATCAAATGGTCATTGGTAAATATAATGAATCAGATACCCATGATATATATGCGTTTATTATTGGTAATGGAACTGGCGATAGTTATAGACGCAATGGCTTTACCGTTAAGTGGGATGGAACTGCCCAATTAGGTGCACCTCCGGTCAATGATATGGACATTGTCACAAAGAAATATGCAGATGATCATTACGCAACTGTTCATCACTCGGCATCATCGCCAACTGCATCAGATGGTAAAAATGGTGATATTTGGTATAAGATGTCTGTTGGCACTCTCGGCGAACTTGAGGAAATAATTGCTGTATATACAAAATATAACGATACTTGGCATGAAAACGAAGATAATAATACCACTTACACCGCAGGAGAAAATATTACAATAGATCCTAATAATGTGATATCTGCTAATATAAGTGGCGGTGCCGGTATTCCATTCGTTATGGTAAACAGTTCAACCACGAGTCAGCATTGGGAGGCGTCTTTACCAAATACAACAAGTATTTCAACGGGATTTGTAATTCTTGTAGCAAATATGGGCTCTGGCGTATACACTTCAGAAACTGTTGATTTTAATCTAACCTATAATAACTCAGATTCAACAGGCGCGGTACCGGTATATATATCCAAAGGCACAGGAGTATCAGACAAGCTTCTTGCAGGTAATACAACAGCTCCAGAAGTATTTATGCTTATGTTCTTTAAAGCCAATGAATATTCGATAAATGGAACTGTTCAAACTGCATCTAAATGGGTTGTAGTAGGAATTTCATAATGTTTTAAAAGGAGGAAATTCAAAATGGGATCATTTAAGTCAATATATACTGACTATGCATGTGAACCCAGTCAGACATTGGTAGGTCCAAAACTTACATTAGAAGCAAATGCAGCTGGATCATTAGAATTTTCTGTATTACCTGGACAAGATGGTTATGATAATACTTATACGAGACCTAGACATGGATATTTGGTAGTTCTGAAAGATGGCGAACCGATATGGGATGGTAGAGTAACCACTCGTGATATGGACTGGAATAATGCTAAGTCTATATACGCAGAGGGTGCTCTATCATATCTCAATGATATTATGATACAGAGTCTTGAGGATACTAGTGATTTTAAAACAGTTAGAGCTAATGCAAAGACTGATTTAAAGAAGAAAGAATCTGCATTTAATAAGGCAAAGAAAGCATGGGAAGATGGAGGTTCTGTAGGAACTGGTGATTTATATAATAAGTATATTACTGCAAAAAAGAATCTAGCCTGTTCTAAAAAGAATTATGCCAATAGTGTATATAATTCAAATATATTAGACCAAACCGATGATGAATTACTTCTTGAACTAATAGAAGATGATTATTATGGAGAGAACGGTCCTAAGATATTTGAAATGATGTTAGAGAAGTATAATGCTCAGGCTGAAAATTCTAATGTACATAATCAATTTGTTTTAGGTGATGTATTTGTTCCAGCTATTCACGAAGCATATGAAGCGGTTGATGAAGACGATTATCTTATAGAGTGGGATAGTCCAGACTTTACAACTGTGTATGAATACTTTAGTTCAATGCAACAGAAAATTCCAAATACATATTTATCTGTAACATATGAATATGATGAAAATAATTTATTAGTTAGAAAACTTAACTGGCTATTACAAGGTGTAAATAAAGATAATGTTAAAACTGTAAAACAATATTATAATACAAATGTAAAGTCAGCTAAAATAGCATATAATACTGCGGCGGAAACTTATAATAAATGGTACGTAAAAGCTTATGATTCTGCTAAAAATGCTGAAGATATAGATGCTACCATTAAAAGTAATTCGGAATATGCTAGCAAACATAATCCACTTGTAACTGCTACAAATAATTTAAAGACAGTTAATGCTGCATGGAATGCTTATATTAAGAGTCTTGTCGATTATAGTTCACCTGATATTGTTGTTAAACAGACAGTAAACTTTGGCGAAAACTTATTGGATTTTAAAAGAAATATAGATAGTACAGAAATGTTTACTAGATTAATTCCAATAGGCGAAGATGATTTATATTTAAATGATGATAAATCTTCAAATGCCATATATGTACAAGATAATGAACTTGTAGCACAATATGGTGTTATAACCCGTAAGATGAACTTTGATAAGATTCGTGATGTAAAAACACTTAAGCAGCAGGCGAACGCAGAACTGGCAAAGATGAAAGCACGAATAGATGGAAGTAAAGAGTCTATTGAAATAACAGCCCTTGACTTAAGATATTATGATCCGAAAGCATATTATGGTAAAAGTCTTAATATATTTGATGTAGTTAATTGTATTTCAGCGCCACATGGTTTTGTAACGTCCAATAAATTTCCAGTACTCAAAGAAGAAATTGATATGGCGCAACCTGAAAATACAAAATTTACCCTGAATGCAATAATCGAATATCAGAGCGCAACATCTCAGTTAGCTTCTACATCGGCAAGCACAACGGCAACTGCATCGACAGTATCTACCTTGGGCGCTAGAAAAACTGGAGATGGTGGCGATAGCGGTAATATTGGTTATATACAATCGAATTTATGGACTGGACCGCGTTCGTGGAAGGGTGGCGCAGAAAGTGAAAGTGATTTTCCTGCATCTCTGATATTAAGTGAAAGCATAAGAAATTATGACATTATTGCGGTGATGTGGAGCAATAGTTTCAGCTCTGACTCCTCAATATCAATTAACTTTCCTAGTGAATTTATGTATATACCAACATCATGCATTATTACCCATGTATCAGCAGCATCAAATATGCCCATTAGTAGTTTTTGTCATGGAATTTTATGGTGTTGTTCTTTTCCAAATAATACAACATTTTCGGTTAACTGGGCGGCGGGTCCGCTTACAATACAAATTATATTAGGTATAAAGATTGGACAAAAAAACTTAAGTCCATTCGTTATACCATAAAGGAGGCACGATATGACTAATAGTAGAGATGAGCCTTATGATGATTTTGAACAATACCTTATAAAAGAAATAGAGCTTGCAGGTTATAAACATTTAGACCGTAAGCATACTCTTGAAAAGGTACTAGATGAATATCGCAAATTCAAGAACAGAGAAGGTATAACGAATGGTTGATATTAATTTATTAATTGCAATAGGCGGAATTATATTAACGCTGGTATTTTCAGTTTTGGCAAATATTAGAGCTAGCAAGACTAGTATAAAGGATGAAATTGAAAAAGCCAAAGCAGACGCCCATAAGCAAACAAGATTAGAAACGAAATTAGATGAGATATCTTCTGATACAAAAGATATTAAGTCTGATATACGAAATATGAAAAATGATATTGGTAGTATCAATGAACGCTTAATTATAGTCGAGCAGAGTACTAAATCAGCTCATCATAGAATAGATGCCCTAACTAGTGATAAGCAATCGACAGAATGAATTGGAGGTGACAGTATGAATGAATTTGGTAAAAAGTGGTGGAAAGCCGCTGGTATTAGAGCTATTAAAACTATAGCACAGACAGCCATAGCATCCATAGGCACTTCCGCTGTTATGAGCGATGTGAATTGGATTATGGTGCTTTCTGCGTCTATTCTTAGTGGTATATTATCTTTATTAACAAGTATCGCTGGATTACCTGAGTTAAAAGAAAATGATATTAACGGAAACCTCATTGTGAGTTCAAACGCCAATGAAGAATTACTATCACTTGAAATAACTCCAGAGCAGCTAAAAGGTATTGATACCAATAACGAAATGACTTTTAAGGTTATCCACAAGTAATTAAAATTATATTTCCTATTATTGGGAGAATATGGCCTCGGTGAAAACTGGGGCTATGTTTTTTGTCCCTTCGCGCCAGAATCAATCCTTATGATAGAAAGGAGGTACTTAGCATGAATAAGAAAATTGGAAAGGTTATTAAGGTGATAGCAATTATTGCTGCATATTTTATAAGTATGATTGGCGCAGCATTTGCTGGATCCGTAATGGCTTTAGTAGCAGAAGAAGCTAAGGAAAAAGTAAAAACAGAAACAAAAACGGAAGTAAAGGAAGTAAAGAATGAAAGGAGTAAAGAAACAATTGTCTATGGCTTCTCAAGGGAAAACTTAGAGGAGCTAAGGAAATTAGGAGAAAAATACAAGGAAGATTAATTAAACAGACCCGGGCAGGTCTATAAACTACCCATATATTTTTTATCGCGCAAGAATCCATTCTTATAATGGAAATAAATAAAAAAAAATAAATTTTCAAGGAGGAATTTAATATGACTAAAGAGGAAACAAGAGAATTTGAAAAAATGAAAGAGGAAATGAAAGAAATGAAGAAAGAAATTGGAAAAATGGTGGAACTTTTAAAAAGGATCAATAATCAAAATGCTATAATTATTGGAAAATTGGATGAATGATTCCGGAAGACCTGAGCAAGTCTATAAACTGCTCATATTTTTTTGTCGTGCTAGAATCAATGCTTATGATAGAAAGGAGGTAATCTTATGAATAACGAAGAATTAAAGAAGAAATTGGAAAATGAGATATTATCCCTAGATATGAAGATGCTTTTAAATTTGGTATCAGGACATGCCAAGGAAGCAAAAGAAGCAAGGGAAAAAATGAATGAAAAGATAAAAAAATATGTTTTGTTAGATAAGACTCATAAAAAGTAATTAAACAGACCCGAGCAAGTCTATAAACTGCTCATATGTTTTTT